TGACAGTCCCCCAGATTGACAAGTGCGCCAAGATTACAGAAATTGAAGTTGAGAAGATCGTGGAGAAGGTTATCGAGAAACCTATCGAGAACGAAGCCAAAACTCTTGACGAGTATGTTGAAAACGCTCCCGAGAATTTTAAGAAAGTCCTCACGGTTTCCGTTGACAACTACAAAAACGCCAAAGCCACCACTATCGCCGAGATTTTGAAATTGGAAAACAATCTTTTCACAAAAGATGAATTGGTTGGTAAAGAGTTGAATGAGCTTTCAAAAATCGCCACATTGGCCGTTAAACCCGCTCCTATTAAAGAGGACAAGCCAATCGAGAATGAAAAGAAACCAACTCCCGATTATTCAGCGCAAGCCCCAATCGTGAATGAGACTAAAAACACAAACAAGCCTAAACCGTTGGGTTTTGTTGAGAAGTAATCCACACAAATAATTTAAATAGGAGTAATTAAAATGGCTCGTGGAACTAATAGTGCTTATGACACTAATCATAAAATTGTGCAACGTTGCACTGTCCGGACTGAAGATCAGTTTGATGCCGCCGCGGCTTTGAGTCCCGGTCATCTATTGACTTTCAGCTCCACTTTGACTGTTCAAAAGAATAACGTCACAGGTCAAAACTGCATGGCTCTCGTCGCTTGTGAAGACAGCATGCAAGGCCGCACCATCACCACCGCTTACGCCACGGGCGAGAAAGTGCGTTGCCAATGGGTTCGCAGTGGGGATCAGGTTTTGCTTCGCGCCGCCAACGGCGAAAGTATTACAAAGGGTGATAAGCTTCAAGCTTTTGGCGCTGGCGAAAACGCTGGCACAGTTGGTGTTTTGGATGCCGACTCAAGCTCCCATGACCTTGATCGCTTCGCCAAGTTCGTTAGCTTGGAAACATTGGATTTCTCCGATAGTTCCAGCGCTGATCCTTCGCCTAACTTCATCCTTTGCCAAGTGATGTAATTTAATACTAAGGAGTTAAAATAATGACTATTCAAATCGAGAGCATGCACGCTGGTTCTTCGCTGGCTCAAACTCTGCTTAACAACTCGCACAACATCAACGCTTTGCGGGTTTGGGGAGATAAAGACGTTCCCGGCGCGTTTATCAACAACGCCGCCAATGATGATTGCATCCGTGTTAATAACACCAACTATACTCTCTTGAAAGACGAGTGGCTTCAAATTGACCGCGCAGTTAATGACGTTCGTCGGAAACGCCGTGGTATCTTGGACGCCGTTGAAATGGCTGGCAGTGTTTACAATTTGGGAACAGGACTTGGCAAAACCAAGTTGGAATACCAAAATATCAGTAACATTGGCGATGCCGATATCAGTATGGATGGTATTGTGCGCGGGAATTTCGACCGCCCTCAATATGATTTGACCAGCATGCCTTTGCCGATCATTCATAAGGATTTCCAATACACCTCCCGTGAAATCGCTGTTTCACGTAACGAGGGCACTCCTTTGGATGTCGCCACGGCTCGTTCCGCCGCTCAACGCGTTTTGGAATATATTGAGAAGCTTTTCGCTGGCACGGAGTCCTACACTGATTTGGGAGGCACCATTTATGGCCTCTTGAATTACACAGGTAAAAACACCTACTCCTTGGCTGGTGACTGGGCGCAAATTGACAGTTCCGCCGCTTCAGGTGAGACAATCATCGAAGATGTGCGCAATATGAAACAAGCGTTGATCGACGCTCGTTATCATGGCCCGTATACTCTTTTTATCCCGACTAACTATGAAACGGTTTTGGATGCTGATTTTAAATCCAATTCTGACAAAACCATCCGTCAACGGATTATGGAAGTCAACAACATCGAAAAGATCGTTGTTTCCGATTTCCTCACTTCCAGCAATGTTGTTTTGGCTCAGTTGACCCCAGAGGTTATTGAGTCCGTCACAGCTTTGGATCTGACAACTGTTGAATGGCAAAGCCAAGGCGGGTTCGAGTTGAACTTCAAAGTCCTCGCCATGATCTATCCTCGCTGTCGCCAAGATTACGAAGGTAATTGCGGTATCGTCGTCGGTAGCTAACTTCCTTTTTATAGCGGGGGGCTTCGGCTCCCCGCTTTACATATATCACTAAAAACAGGGAAACGGGAAAATGTATAAAGTACGTATTTTAAGTGGTAAACATTTTGAGAATGGGAAGTCCTACTCCCCCGGCAAAAATGGTGTTTTCACATCACGAAATCCTCTCCATAATCTATTTCCTGAACAATATCAGGAAGTTAGGGATAACGCCCCGACCCCTCCTCCCCCTCCTGTCGTCAACACTCCTGAAGAAGAGCCAAAGGTCACGATTGAAAATATCGTTCCCGAGGACGTCGAGGAAGTTGTCGAAGAGGTCGCTGAAGAGGAACTTCCAGAAAAGGAAGCCCCAAAAACAAAAAAGCCCATCGCCAAAAAACGAGGGCGTCCCGCGAAAAAGAGAACCAGTGCATCCAAAAGTATTGGCAAATCCCCCGCGACTACGAAAATCAAGACGTCTACGTAATAGGCGGTGGGACTTCACTGGGGGATTTTGATTTTGCCAAACTTACTGACAAAAATGTTATTGGTTGTAACGACGCCTATTTACAAGGTGCTTCCATTGTTGACGTTTGCATCTTTGGAGATCTTGGTTGGTATGATCTTCATCGTCATTGGTTGGCTGACTTTCCCAACCCTATAGTCGCCGTTAACGCGAAAATGAACAGCAGGAAACCTTGGGTTCCATCCTTGAAAGTTGTTCGTCGTGTAAGTAGACAGTTGGGTTGTGGGAATAAAATAGGCTGGTTTTCTAACACGGGCATTTGCGCGGTTCAATTGGCATGTCAAATGGGGGCTTCACGAGTCTTTTTACTTGGTTTCGATATGAGCCTTGGAAAAGACGGAAAAGCCAACTACTACAAAAACATCAAAAATCCCAAACAAAACGGAAAAGTGTATCCTCGCTTCATGCGTGGGTTCGTTGAGTATGAACAACATAGGAAAGGCTCGCAGTATAAACACGTTGAAATTATAAACGCTAATATGGAATCTGGATTAACCATTTATCCTAAAAAACCTAGAGAGGACGTAATATGAAGACTGAAAACGATTTTGGGTCTATTACTGTAAAAGATTCAGGTGAATTTGAAAATTACATGGATAGTGTTTATAGGCTAGACGAATCACCTCTACGATTTTCCAATTCTAATGTAATGTTTTCCGCCGTTATCGAGGATAATGTTTTAATAGGTGATAATTGTTTCATTGGACACAACGTTGTTATTCGCAGGGGCACCGAGATAGGGGATAATGTCGTCATTGGACACAACACCACTATTGAGGAGAATGTTTTTATAGGCGACAACACACGCATCCAAGCCAATTGCTACATCACCAAATTAACCATTATCGAAAAAGACGTGTTTATAGGCCCAATGGTTTCCACTTTCAACGATAAGTACATTTGCTCCCACGGAAGGCCCGAGAAAAGCAGGCTTGAAGGGGCTTTTATCAAAGCGGGTGCGCGCATAGGAGGTGGAAGCAGGATTGGCCCAGCCGTGATCATCGGAAACAACGCTTTCATTGGCATGGGAAGCAACGTGGTTAAGGACTGCGAGGAGAATAAGATGTATTGGGGAAATCCCGCCAAATACCACGGGGAGGTTCCCGAAGATGAACGACTTTAATTTTGTCGTATGTTATAGCAAGGGCGGTGATTACACCGCCGAAGATGTTAAGAAATTGCAATACAATATCAAACTAGTGCATCCTGAAGTAAATTTTGTCGTTTATGGAGACGATGACGATGCTAGACAATATTGTGATGAATATATTCCGTTGGAATCCCCTTGGAGTGAAAAATCGTGGTGGTGTTGTGTCGAGGCTTTCCGCCATGCTGATAAAAATGTGTTGTTCTTTGGACTTGACACGGTGCTCTTGGGGAGGGTTGATGAACTTATTGAAACAATCATTAACTTGCAAGCTGATGAAGTCGTTATGCTCCGTCCTTTTAATCGTAATTTTTACCGAAGAGGATGGATGGCGTCTGGAGTTATTGGCTGGAATAGCGATTTTTCTTTCGTACATAATAGTCTAGTCCAAAAAGTTGTTGATAAATATCGCATGGAGGAGGAGTACACGACTCGGAAATTGAAAAAGAATAAAGTTATTATCCTCCCGGCTCAGGAAACAGTGGAAAATCACGGCATATGGAGCTTTAAACGTCATTATTGTCCAGTTAGACAAGGTGATGGGGAAGGCAGGTGGGATTACGAGGAGTTGGAACCAAAAATTCTCATGTTCCACGGAAATCCCCGTCCAAGTCAATTGGAGAATCCAAACGAGATCCATCGTGTGAGATATCCTGAGAAAGTTAACAAAGTTTTAAAAATGAGGGGTGTGTTGTGAATCCTATTTTCGTTACAGGAGCGGCTAGAAGTGGAACAAGTTTGACGATGGGTTTATTGACGCATATGAATCCCTCATTATACACCGGAAAACTTTGTGGCCCCACTTCCGCCAATAAAAAAGGACAGTTTGAAAACACGGAACTTCGAAACACTATCGTCAAGCCGTGGTTACGAGCCAACGGGTACGATCCTATGGGCCAAAAGCCTCTTCCCCGTATTGGAGAGTACAAAATACCAAAAAGCTTCAGGAATGACGTTCTAGGCGTTTTAAAGGCGCAAGGGTGGAATGGACAGGACAGGATTATTTACAAAGGGGCTAAAATCTGTCTAACTCCCGACATATGGGACGACGCTTTTCCGGATGCCAAGTTCATTATCGTTAGGCGTCCAAATAAACAAATCGTCAATTCATGCCTGCGGACAAACTTTATGCGGAAGTGTAAAGGAGCCGCCGGGTGGGAAAGATGGTTGGAACAACACATTATCAATTTCGAGCACATGATGACTTGTTACGATTGTAAAGAGATTTGGACTGACAAACTAGTTAAAGGCGACAAATCGGAGTTGCTTGAAATATGTGACTGGCTGGGATTGAAATACTCCGAAAAAACAGCTTCCGACTTTATCTCCCCCGCCCTGTATACTAGTAAAACATAATTTGATTTATTTACACTGACAAGGTATATTTAGATAAAAGAATATCTATAAATGGAGTACTTAAAATGGCGCGGGTCACTGTCGATGAAGTAAGGGAGATTATCACGACTACTTTGTCTGATGATCGTGTCACCGTGTTTACAACCGTGGCTAATTTAACGGTCACGGAGTATCTTGGAAGCACGGCTTTGTCCGCGGATTTGCTGAAAGAGATCGAAAGGTTCCTTTCCGCTCACTATATTATTTTGGATGATAGGCGGACGCAACAACAAGCGGTGGAAGGGGTTTCCGAAACCGTTCCTTTCCATTTGGGGTACAGTTTTTTCAATACTCATTATGGACAAGCCGCTTGTGATTTGGATTCAACGGGAACTCTTAGAGGTGTTGTTAATTCAAAGGGAAAAACGCCCACTTTCGCCAACCAGTTGGACATTTACTACGCTGGTGGTGTTGTTCAAGGTAGTGATATGGAGTTTGATTCATGAGTATTGAGTCTCTACTGATTAAAACAAGACAGCAAACCGCTGTTTACTGGGAGTCAACTGGATCAGATGGCTATAGTGGTCAATCGTTCTCAGCCCCCGTTTTAATTTTGTGTAGATGGACTGATATTGGACAGCTTGTTGTCGATGATAATAAAAATGAGGTTTGGAGTAGGTCTAAAATCATAGCGGACAGGGAGATAAAGAAGAAAAGTTATTTGATGTTGCTTGGTGACACGGATGATATTGAAAGTAGTTCTTTGGATTATGATGTTGATCCCTTGAACGAGAATGACGCTTGGCAGGTGATAACGAATAAAATAGTCCCCGATCTTAGAAACACCATAAAGGTTTATGTGGCGCATGTTTAGTGTGAAAGTAAAAGTGGTTGGTGTTAAAAACATCCAACGAAATATGCGTCGTTATGAGACGAGGATGTTAAGTGCCATTAAAAACGTCACGCATGAAGCTTGTACAAGCACTGAGAAAAGGGCGCAAAGGTCAACACCAGTTAGAACGGGTAATTTGCAAAAGAGCGCGTTCAGTTACGCCCCTCCGCTTAATTACAATAAATTGAGCATGAAAGGTCTGGACACGTATTCCCCCCCTGATAGAGAAGAATGGAAGCCATGTTACCCAATGGTGAAAGCGCACGCTAAAAGAATGCAAAGGGCTGGAAACATAACGGGGGCTGTTTCATATTCAGCCATATACGCTAAAATAATTCATGAAAACCCGCATGGTTGGAAGATCCAAGGGAACAAGATTAAATTTTTGCAGAAAGCTTATTTACAAACCAGAAAGACTTATTTAAGAAACCTTAGAAAATTGAAAGTGGCGAGAGTCGCTAGATTCGCCAAAACGTATGATAGAGGCGTGACGAAAACATTTGATATGAAGAATTTATAATGGAAAACGCTGTAACAATAGATGTTAAGGATGTGCTGGAAGATCAAGGATATGGTGTGTTTGTGCCAAACAGCCCTTCCTCTTCGCAGTACGCCATTTACGTGGGTTTCATGGATGAGGATTATAGCAACGCGATATGTATCCGTGGAACAGGCGGGGACGCCGCTATAAAGACCACCGTCGGACAACATGACAGGGAGTCGTTTCAGTTATTGGTTAGGAGTAAAAGTTACACGGCTGGATACAACAAATTAAACGCCATAAAGGAATATTTGAAAACAATTAACAAATCTTTGGAGATATCGGATAGTAACATTTCGGAGCCTTATAGATATGAGGGTTTCTTCCAAGTGGATATGATTTCCGACTGGCCCAAAGACACTAAAGGAAGATATTATTTTTCAGTCAATTTTGAGACAATGAGAACAATACTTTAACAACAGGAGGCTATCATGGCCGCTACAAATTCAAACGGTTTTGAAATGACCGGAACCACTATTTCTTTCGCGAGTGGTTTTCTAGCTGAGATTATCGATGTTTCCGGCCCCGAGCCATCACGGGAGGCCATTGACGTGTCCTCTTTCCGATCCGCCACGGCTAGTTCCACTAACCAAGGCTGGAAAGACTTTATTCCCGCCGCTTTGACGGATGGTGGGGAACTTAGCGTGACAATCCTTTTTAATCCTGCTGATACACCCCCGGTTACTTCCGCTAGCGAACCCGAGGAAATCACAATCGCCTACACTGACGCGGCATCCACTTCGTGGAGTTTTTGGGGATTCATGACCACTGGTAGCATCTCAGGAACAATTGATGACAAAGCCACGATGGATGTCACGATCAAAATCACTGGCACTGTCACATTTTAATAAAGGGTAGCGAAAATGGCTAAAACAACAAATATATCCTCAAATATCACTATCGCTGGCACCACCATATCCAATAACGCCTCTATCACTTCCGATACATGGGCAAGTTGGACGGACACGCTGGAAGCCGCTGATGGTGGTAGTTTGACGACTCGCACAAGTGACACTGAAGGGGTTGTCACCCTTGACGATTCCAGTCATGCCTTGGAGACGGGTGACGTGTTGGATCTTTATTGGACAGGCGGGAAACGTCGTGGCGTCGCTGTGACTATTTCGGTTAATGAAGCCACTATTTCAGGTGGTAGCGGTGATGTCCTCCCAACGCAAGGTTCTGACATTAGCGTCGCCAAAGTTAAAGAGGTTGATATGGACTTCAACCCCACTAATATGCAGGCAATCGCCGTCAGTTTGAACCAAGGCGGTCAATTGGTGTTTATCAATTCATCAAACGCCGAACTCGCCAATTACACTTTGGTGGCTAATCAAGGTTGGATGTGGTATGATGGCAATGGTTATGATAATCCTTTGACTGACAGCACCGATTCATCTTCCGATGACGATTATGTCAGTAAAATGAGGATTTCAACATCCTCCGAGGCCACCTCAACTATAACGGGTAACGCTGGTTGGGCTTACGACGCCAGTTTGACTTAATAACATTTAAAAACGGAAAGGGTAGGAAAAATGGCTAAAACGACTAAGGCTGAATTCTTCAAAAAGATGGAAAAAGCCAGTTGGGTTGAAAAAGAAGTTTGTGGAGAGAAATTTCTTTTTCGTCAACGCACGATGAAAGAGTTATCCGACTTCATCCTCGTGTTCAGTAAAGCCAAATCGAAAGAGGACGCTATAGCGGACTTCCTAGTCACAAACATTTGCGATCTTAATAAACAACCCGTCTTTGAAGCTGAAGACCTTGACAACATGCCAAAAGAGATTTTCGATGTCTTTTGTAGTGAGTTGTGTAAGATCAATGGACTAGGTGATGTTTCCGTGGAGGAAGCCTCAAAAAACTAGAGCGCTCCGGCGGTCTCGCTAAACACCAAGTGGCCGAGATTGTCGGAGCTTCAGTGGCCGAACTCGAGAATACGATGACGTACGCCGAGTTTGTGGATTGGCAAGCTTATATATATTGGAAGGAGGTTAAGCAAAAGACGAAGTGGGAGCTTTACTTGGCCGCTTTGTTGAGGACTTTAAGCAATATGTTCTCTAAAAGCAAAACCCTTCCACCACTTGACAATTACTTTATACATCGTCCAGAGAGAGCGCCGCAAGCGATTATAAGGGCGAAGTTGGAAATGTTCTTCAAAAACGCTGGGATAGAAAAATGCACGGAAACTTAGGAATATTAGCGGTTGTTTTCTCCGCTAAAATCGCTGGATTTGTTAATAACATTAACAAAGCGCAAAAAGTGACCTCCGGCATGATGAAACACTCTTTGTTTCTAGCTGGAACAGTCGCCACTGGCATGGCTATAGCGCTAAACTCCATTATGCGGAATGTGCATAAGTCCATTAAAGCGTTCGCCGAGTTTGAAGATAAATTAACATTTTCAACAACCGTGTTCAAAGACTTCGCCAGAGGTTCACGTGATGAAATGCGGACTATGGCGTTGGAGATGTCAACCAAAACACGCTTCTCCGCTAACCAATTGGCGGAGACGCTTTTCCATTTAGGCTCCGCTGGGTTAAACGCCGAACAATCCCTGAAATCGGTGAAAGCCGTCTCCGACTTCGCGGCGGCTGGAATGTTCAATCTGTCTGAAGCCACTAGCCGCTTGGAATTGTCTCAATCCGCTTTGGGGTTGAAATCTGAAGACGCCAACGAACACCTCCGAAACACTGTTAGAATATCCGACGCTTTAGTCACGGCCAATATGACGGCGCAAGCGTCTGTTAAACAGTTTAGTGAAGCCCTCACTAATAACGCCGCAAGCGCTATGAAAGCCGTCAATATGGAGATGGAAGAGGGCGTGGCTGTTTTGGCCGCATACGCCGAGGCTGGAAGGCGTGGCGCTCCCGCTGGCACTCTTATGGCGATGGCTTTAAGGGATTTGCGGATTAAAGCCACTCGAAATTCAACGGCGTTTAAAAAACTTGGCATTGAGGTTTTTGATTCAAGTGGTGAGTTTCGCCATATGGCTGATATTATCGAGGACTTTGACAAAGTGTTCGGCAAGCTTTCCACTAAGATGAAAACTAGAAAGTTTGGTGAGCTTGGTTTTAACTTTAAATCCATGAACGCTATTCAAAAATTGCTTGGAAGAGCGGAAAAAATTCGTGACGTTGAGGACAGAATAAGAAGTGGACAGGGAAATTCCGCTAAAATAGCTCTTAAGATGAACAACACCTTATTGGCCTTGCAAACCCGTTTGACAAACGCGCAGGCGAATTACAACTTGGAAGTGCAAAACGGGGCAAGTCGCATTGGTGAATATGTTAAAAAAATGCA